CCCACTTTTTGTTATGTGCACGGATAATCTTGAACCTGGTATGTCTTGAATATTTCAAGTCACACGCTGGTAGTAAAGACCAATCTATGCCCAATCCCCCTAATGATTCACTAATGAACCAATCTCTTATTCTGAAATTTAAGTTTAATCTTTCAAGTGTGTCAATTATATAAGATTCACGTTCATCTTCTTGTTCAAACTCTCTAACATTATTTTTAATATCTGAAGCCAAAACTGGTTTCAGATTTTTTATATTATTGTTAAAGAATAGAGCAAGATTGAGATACCTGATTCTTTTATTATTTTTTATTAAAATATTATTAATTTGACTATGACCACTTGATTTTGTGAAAACAGTTTTATGATTAACTACAAGTCCAACGCTTTCTTTAGCAATTCTTCTATAGTTATTAAAATACTGTAAACTTTTAAATCCAGAAAAAGAGTCATCCCCATTGATTTTTAAAGTTCCTTTTAAAACTTCATTTGCCCATTTAGCGGTTTTGTCAAGATCAAGATCCTGATATTTAATCCGATCAATTATATGACCTAACTTTGACCTTAAAAAGGTTGAAAGATTAATCATACATAAAATCGGAAAAGATAACGGGTTACCCATTAGTTGACCGCCTCTTTGGACAGCAAGTTTTGTGAACTTAAATCGAGGATCCCAAATATAAATTTGTCGTCTAACTTCTTCGCAGATTTCCTTCCCTTCTTTAGGGTTAGGGTGATTTACAAAAATCATGTTATTCAAATCTAAATCTCTTTGTGACACAGTATCCATTATCGCTTTGTAGTACTCAGTATTAGGTGTAAAACCTAAAACTCTGAGACTCTCCCGCATAGCAATACGTGTAGCATGAGGTTTTAATAAATTTGTAGCATCAGTGTAATCACTTGATCCATTGAACAGTCCATGTCTCTGATTGTACTTCCCAACATCCTTAAACTCTTCTTCTGCATTTTCATGCATAGTCGAGTAGGACGAGAGTTTCCATTCATCAATAAGATACTGCTGTAGATCTCTGCAATAAGTTTGATAGAATACGCTTTGGATAGTTAAAAATCTAACCTTATTAGCCTCTACTAAGAGAGCTATTCTGGCTTTATTATTTCTTCCCAAGCGAACATTACTGTTAAATTCCAAACCAAATTCATATTTGTTCTCTTCTTTCTCCATGATATCAAAATACTCTTGAAGGTCCCGATAAGCCTCTGGCTGATCAAATTCCTGAAGATCCGAAAGCAATTGGAAGCCTCCACCACCAGCAACCCCATATTCTAATGTGGATTTTTTGCTAGGAGGGACTAACTCTCGCTTAAACATTTCAGGATGTTGAAGAATCATTCTAACTGCTATCTGTATATAACGGACATGCTCTGTTGGAACGTCTTCGGGCTCTTCTGTAAGTGTTTTGATACTGTTGACAATAGACTTAACCATCTGTTTCTTTGTAAGTTCTCTAAATCCTTTTTTCATTTGATTTATAGAATACAAGAACTGTAAGCTTCTACCGTGTTTCCAGTCAATTCGTCCTTTTTCAATAGTAACTTTCAATCCATAAGGAATTATCTTAAGAAAAGCTTTAAATGCCACTCTGTGAGCATTTAGCAATTCTGGACATTCCGAATTGAAATTTAAAATTGTAGAATAAAACTCTTTGACTGTTGTAAATAGGATATCATAGTCCATTGTCAACCACGTTTTGAACAGTACGTTAAGCTGTTCCGTATACCTAGAGGGATAATCTTTAACAAGTTTCCAGTAATTAGTTTTAAAGCAAATTACTGTTAAGAAACTCTTAAGAATCGTAATGACTCTTAAATTGTTATCGTTATCGTCCCCAGGACATACGTTTGACGAGAATTCCTTTTCTACTTTTGAGAAGTGTTTTCTTAGCACCCCCCAAGTTCGAGCGTTGGAACTCAACTCGCAATTCGAAAGATTTGCAACCAAAGAGTTGATTACATCACTTAAGAACTTACCTCTGTTTTCATTTATCATTATTGTTAATTTTTATTCAATTTTGAAAC